TTTTTTTACTGCAATGTTTGCCCTTTGTACAGTTACATCGAATTGCTCACTTATGGGCCCATTAGTAACCAATATCTGGGTAGTACCCAATCCTACACTGGTTACAGTATAAGTATCAGCTCCAGAAGCTCTTACTGAAGCTATGTCTGGGTTTAAAGATTGAACAGTGAAAGGGTTATATCTATTTGCATAAGTTGGTATTATCGATATTCTAAAGGTAGCCGATTGATTTTGACCCTCTATTACCATGTCATTTAACTTCGATATACCGGTTAACGTTGTATATGCTTTCATATTAATTGTAGCTACAACTTCTGGATTACTAACCGATTTTACCTTTACTGTGAATGGCCCGTTTATTGATTTAGCTGTTACTATGCCACTAGATGAAACTGTTGCATACTTCGAATCAGAACTTGATATCTCATAGGTTACTGATTTATCCGTAGCATTGTCAGGAAAAACTGTAATGTACTGTGATACGTCAATCCCCCCCCCTATTATTTGTATCTATCTCTACCTCTGATTTACTGACAGATATGGATTCAACTGGAACATTAGCAGGCTCTAAAGGTTGAATCTTTACATTTAACGTTGCAGTATGAGACCCATCTACTGTAGTAATTGTAATCGTATAATCACCGGGTTCTGCGGTAATATTAGCAATTACTCCCTCATTGATTTCTACTGTTAATCCAGCACTAGCTTTGTAAGTTACTGTTTTATCTGTAGCATCAGTTGGGTCCCAAACAATTAAGCTGTAGATGTTTGTAGTATCACCAGTAATTCCACTTTCTGTAACAGTATATGTTACTAAGGATTTACTTAGGGTAATCCCATTTACTGGCTTAATATCTCCTGGATTAGTTAATTCGTACCAACTGAATCCTTCGGCATACCCAGAAACTTCACCACCAGAACCAGTGTTTGTTTCTTTCCATACAGCAGAACCATTTACAATGTTATATAATTGATAAATCTTGGGCTCTCCATCTACGATTGCCCTTACAAATTGACCAATTTTATAACTGAAAGTTTCACCGTTTACTTGATAGGTTAATGTTGATGAAGTAGGAGGGTTCTGTAATTCTTGGGCCTTCATAATCAATTGGATTTTTTCTTGGCCCTTTACATAAGCAAAACTACTTGGATCAGTTTCGTTTAAATTTGGTTGTTCCAAGTTCTGTAAATCATTTAACTTCTGAGCTTCTTCTTCTGTGATTAACCTTGAGCCTGGAACTACCTCTACCTTATTCTGATTTAACTGGTTGAAATTGGTGTTTAGCTTGGTTGCTTCATCTCCCCAATTTGTATCACCAGTTTTAATTCGTTGTATCTGTGCCATCTTCTTGTCTTCTGAGTAATACTTGAAATACTATAGGTTCATCTTTTGCCTGGGCTACTTGAGTATCACCTTTTGAGATGTATAATTCACCATTAATAATGAATCTATCTAATGCAGCATCAAATGTCCAATATCCCTTATTATTGGTGAGCCCTTTTTCTACAAGCTGTTTTTGTGAGACTAACATAGCACAGTTAATCTCATCCAATTCACCAGAAGGTGTACCTACATTTAAAGGCCATGTTCTGAAAGCATTGTAATTGATTAGAGCTTGGAGAGGGATTCTTTCATAATTATTTTCATCATCATCTTCACCAAATGGTAAAGGATATTGAATATGTTTTAACCAAATCACTTCTTGTAACCCTGCATCTTGGTCAATGAAGTTTTGTACGATATGCTTATATTTTTTCCATATCGAATCGTTAACTAAGAATGCCATAGATTTGGATTAAGCTTTCTCTACGTAGTTTCCTACTAAATCGGATAAATTATGAGATAATGGTTGACCGCTGTCTCTTATACATTTATATAATACCTTGGATTGGGTATAATACTTATCCTTGAATATTTCCATTGGGGGTGCATAAGGAATAGGATCATCCTTTGTCCCTGCATGTTCTTCATCAACCCGTTTCCAAAGGGAGGCTGTTTCCAAAGAGGGTTTCCAATTTTCCTGTGTTTTGTGACCTTGCAATACTTCCCAAAGGTCCTCCCCATATTGGTATCTGTGTCCTTTAACGACATCAATTCCTATTTTCCATTTTGGATGTCTTTCTTTGACCTGTAAGGCTTCCGACGGGGAAAGGTCATATGTATTTATCTCTTCTGTAGCCTCCTTGTCCAGTTCGTCCAAAGCCCATAATCTGCTGAACTGCCTATTGATTACGGGTTGTTCTCCTTCTGGATAAGTCCATTTTTCACTATTCAGTAGTTCGACAAAAGACGGATCGCTAAAACTATAGCGAGGAAAATCTTCATCATCGAAGGGTGCAAGGTATTCCTCATGCAAGATTACCTTGCTTTGGTCTACACTCGTCCTCATTTCCGGTAGGACTTCTATTCCGTGGGACTTGCACCACACGATGTCTACAATTGCGTATTTCATATTCAATAAAATTTTTAATGTTACTTTGCTTTTAGGGTTTGGAGGTAGTTATAGGCTTTGATACAGTCGTCTTTGGAGAGGATTCTTGGATAAATTGCAAGGTTCTTAAAAGCTATCCGATCAAACCTACTACCACTACCCGATACCTCCAACATACCACCAGAACCAACTACATTACCTGTATTTGCCAGTATTTCATTCCAATTACGATCATAGGCCCTACCATCTGAACATGCAGCATTAATACTTTTAATTCCGTCAAGACTATTTTTTACTGATCCTGAATTAATATAAAGATCAAGTCCAATCATTGTGTTGTAGATATAAAAACTAGACGCTTTTACTAAACCAGTACCACTCTTTTTATTACCAATAAACTTCCAATCCCCAACAATCGTAAAATCCTTACCCATTCCAAAAACTGACGAAACTATCTTATCATCCACCCCATCAGTAACCAGATAGCCAGCATATTCACCTTCTTCATTGTAGCCACTCCCTTCAATAAACCCAAAATTAGACAGTACAAGATCATTACCATTGCCCGTAGATCTTCGTCCTCGTTGGTTTTGCCGGTGACTGTCCATGCTTGGTCGGGGAAGAGCCAGGGATAAGTTTTAACGAAGTAGTCTTTGATCTTGGTCAGTTCTTCTTCGGTGGCATCATGATCGAGAAATACAAGTTCCCAGATAGCGACATTACTATAACTTTTGCTCCATTTACCAACTTGTAATAAATTACTACCTTCTGTATTTGTTCCAATATTTAGTTTTACACCATCATATTGTTTAGAAGTTTGTGTTGCTAATATTCGAGAAGCTTGTATTGTAGTTGCCCTACCAAAATTCCAAGTATCCTTGTAATTATTACCTTCAAATATAAAAGAAGTATTTGATATACTGTCACCGTTAACAGTCAAATAAGCAGTTGATTTCTCTACAAGATACTGTCTCAACGCCACAACCGTATATCCCTTTTCCTTAGTCAGAATAGGGAAGTTATCACAGGTACCGTAATCGTCTACTCCGTCAAAGACAAGTGCACCGGGGTAGAGGGGTAGGATTTCAATAGTAATATCACAAGATTCCTGTATTTTATCAAAAATAAAACCATAAACGCTCCCACCTGCTAAAAAATCAAAGGACGGTAAATTATATATACCATCAACATTAATTTCAAAATATGCAGTTACACCATCTTTATAGTGTTGGTATCTTAATTTTTGATTATCTATCAAACCAGAAACTTTAATTACAAATGCAGGAATTGTAAATGGCTGCTGACTACCTTCGGATTGGTAATATAATTGTATAATTCGAGATTGTCTAATAGCATTGATTTTAAAGACAGATGATCCTATTACTGTTGCATCTATTCTACTGGCAGATTTAACCCATGTGTTAAAATTTTGATTATATCCACCTACTCCGCTCATTCCACCCCAAGCGAAATTCTTCATCTGTAAATCATGCCCATTACCTGTAAGGTCTTTCCATACAGGGTTCTCTGCCATTTATTCATTAGTAAGACCTAATGCTGAATATCTAGCAATCATACCAGGAATAGATGGAAACCCATCATTATTACCTTTTTTACCTTTCATCATTTGATATGCCATGAAACTGGGATATCCAATAAATACACTCATAGCTTTAAATGTTTGAAGGATTTAATATACTGATAGGATTAGGACCTCCGATTGGTCCAGGTTTTCTTCGATTAACAACCTTAGGAACTTTAACTGTTCTAGGTTGAGTACAGATTGGGAGATAAATACATAGCCTTCCCGCAAGCATACATAGATTAGCCTTTAATGTATCAATTACTCCACCCGGTTGTAATGCTCCTGTGATTGTTTTAGCCAAAGATGATGCTGAATCTCCAGATAATCCTTCGTAGAATTGAACTTCTGTTGGGCCTGTTGTGATTGCCTTTACTCTTTGGTTTGCATTAGCTTCTCCACCTTCACCTTCTCCAGGTTTTTGTGTTGAGCTGTTTGTTTCGTTTTGGATTATATCCGTAGCTGATCTCATCATATTGATGATTCCCACTGTAAGGAAGTCATATGCGGATAACTCCATTATTAATTGGTTTTCTAGAGCTTCATAAGCAAGCTCATTGTTATATTCTTCTAATGGGATTTCTTTTCCACAGGGTCGACAAACAAGAGGTTGGATATATAATTGCCATTTTTCGATGTAGGCTTGTTTGTCGATATCTGAAAGGTAAGGAAGTAAACTTTCTGGGATATAGGAATTGATAAGGTTATATATTGAATCTGAGAGTTGTGTTTTGGACATATCGCTGATTCCTAACCTTAATTGTTTTTCACCTACTTGAGGTTCTTCTTCTCCAACTGCAGGAGCTGTGATTTTAAGGGTCACTATGTAAAACCCAGAGCTTTCATATTCATGGGTAATATTTCTCTCTTCGGACCCTTTAAAATCGCCAAAGTCCCAGTGATATGTACTACCATCTGGGACTCCGGTTGAAAGGTCTCTAAAAGATACTGATAACCCGTTTTTTTGGAATGAAAAATTTGTTACCATATTTTTAGGACTTTTAGGGCATTCGCCCCATTATGAATTTATATTGAGTATGTTGAGAGGGGTTTACTCTTCATCAGTTTCCTCATCGGTGGATTCGATCTGTTCGATGATGGCTTCTACCAAACTGGATTTTGTATCTGCTTCTTCTACTTCCAATTCCGCAGCTTCAGCAATCTTCACCAACTGAGCTTTATTGAAAGCATCAGCTAATTCCTTTGTTGATTTCCCAGACTGGTAGAGATTATAGAATTTCTTTGAAAGGCTTTCTACGGTGTTGTTTTCGGATTCTGCCTTTACACCGTTAGCTTCTTCATACTCTTCTTTGGTTGCATAAATCAAATGACCGCCCTGAAGAGCTCTTCTTGTTCTTTTACCTTGATTAATGTAGGCTTCGTTTACAGCAACTACATCTTTACCGGAAATTTTAAGGCCAGTCCCCATATCATAGAATGAGGTTGCGTTATCACCTAATTTCAAATACTTCATATCTTAAATTATTTTTATATGTTGTTATGTGATAAATCCCAGCCCATGAAAATGTATGAGCTGGGATGAGATAGAAAAAGACCGAAGAAAAAGGAAATTACTCCAGATTTACTGACATCAGAGGATCCAGGTTCATATATTCTGGGAATCCATTGGAAGAGAATGCCTTGCTGGAATCCAACATAACGATTGCATCTCTGTACATTTTTGAGAAGCCAGTAGTAAGAGAAGCATACATAGCTTCAGTCTGATTGGAAACGATTCTTTCGGATTCCAACATCAGAGGCTGAGCAGTAAGCTTAATCATACCAGCAGCTTTATCGATAAGCATCAACTGCTTTGCAGGGATACCACCATGAATCCAGAAGTCTGCACGGTTAGGTACAGGAGTATGGAGATTCAGAGTAGCTTCTGTAGTACCATTTGATCTTACCTTGAATTCGGGCAAATCCAGGATATTCAATGCTTCGTCTTCTCCTCCAATCATTGATGTGAAGTTACGGCCCATACGAGAACCTCGAATCCAAATACGGAGCAAATCACGATATTGGATACCTCCTGAAATTGTACCTACGCCAATAACTGGAGCGGATTCTGAGCCATCGACTTTGTCACCATTGATACCCGTGTCGATTGCAAGGTTATCCATTGCATACCCCAACTGAATACCAAAGTCACGAAGGAAAATTCCCATCACATCCAGAGAAACGTAGTTTTTAACTTCATCAGTAATTTTGATACCCTTACCGATTTTGAAGATAGAAACTTGTTTCTGTCCGTAAGAGATTGTTCCCAACGGAATTGTTTCAGCTTCGTTTACTCTTGCCGGAGCAGCATCAGACATGTTGATGTACGGCATAGTTACCTGCAAACCATTTACCGGTTGATCACCAGCAATGATGTTCGGATAGAATGGAGCCTGACGAAGACCCAATATGATAGCAGCACGGATGATTTCAGGAACTACCCAGCGAACTGACTGATCGGGCATTGTGAAAAGGTTCTGCAATGTATCTTTTTTTGTATCGATACCCAAAATTGAGAGATACTGATCCATTGAAACTCCATATCTTTCGTTTACTACTTCTGCCATTGAGATATCGGCAGATAACTCGGTATTCGTACCTTTTCTGATTGCATCAAGGTTTTTTCCCATTTCGGGCAATTCCTTGAGCAAGTTTTCTTTTGTTAAATTCTTCTTTGTTTCAGACATATCTTTCTGTTCTTTTTGTTATTTACATAATACCTGAATCAGCTCATCTTTTTCTAAAGCTTTTGTCAGGGAGATAAAATTCACAGGACGAGTTGCAGCATCAGCCTGAGTGCTAGTTTTGAACTTAGTGAAATGGTTAGTAGCATCCATGCCAGTACTAATTTCTACTGGACCCGCATTTAAAGCGGCTTCTGAGATTGCATTGATAATCATGAAACCCTGAACAGCAACTGTTACTTCCACGGGACCTGCATTTGCTGATTCTTTGTAAGCTGGGTTATTGTTATCGGTAACTGCGATTCCCAAGTAGTTAGCTTCGTTATCAGTTGTCAACAATTCAATTGTACCATCAGCGGTAATTGCTACCGGGTTTCCAGCATAAATCTTTTTTACGGAAGCGTTAACAGGGAATGCCTGATGTAATTTGTGGGATTCACTTTTGTAAATCACCACTCGAGGAGTAGTTCCTCCGAATTTAGTGAAGTCTGCCATATTGATTGACTTTTAGAGATTATTTAAAAATGATTGACCCTTTGTTTTTGTTGCTTGCTATGTTGCGAGCAATGTCCTGAAGAGATTTGGGTTTGTCCGTAGAGGTAGTACCGTCTTCATCCTCAGCCTGAGAAGAAGCTCTAGTTACATCGTGAGAGCCACATGCAGAACAAGTTAAAGGGAACTGTTTTTCCAGTTCTGCATCATAAGTTTTCTTTAATGCAGTTAGCTGAGCAACATCGGAGGTTCCTGTGATCAAGGTTACAATTGCTTCATCAGCCTTTTCACCATAGATCTTTTTGTAAGTTTCTACTGTGCTTTCCTGCAAGCTCTTCAAATAATTGGCTCCCAGTTCTGCCATTACTTTGTTAACCTGAGCTGCATTTTCCAATTCAGTTACCTTAGCAGTTAACTCAGTAACCTTGGATTCCAAACCAGTTTTGGAATTATTCAATTCCTCTACCTGAGTTTCTAAAGAATTTTTCAAAGCTACCAATGAAGTAACTGCCTCTTTAACGTTGTCAAGGTTAACTTCCTTGCCCTCGGCAAGTGTTAACATCCCTGTACCTACTAAGAGGGCAAGCAATTCCTTTTCTTTCATATTGATAGAATTTTTGTTGTTTGAATGATCAGATGAATTATCGGATTTCATATTAAATACCGTAGTATTGTTAATACTCTCAGTATCTATGAGTTTTTTATAATCCATGAAATAATATTCGATATCATTACCTCTGTTTGCCGAGTAACTTTGTTTCGAAGCAAATTTCGGATCATTGATATTCCCATTTTCATCGATTTTCTGGGCAAATGGGTCAGCTCCGTGAGATACCAGAGAGGTTTCGTAATAGGATACGATTTCCTTTACTACTCTACAAATCAGATTACCCTTTTCATCGTATGTACCCAATTTACTCCAGAATTCATCTTCATCCAAGTTCGGATGTGATTTATCCCAAATGAATCTTACAGATACTGAATTGGAATGAATGCTTGGTGGGTCCATTAATATTCCTCTAGCAAGTCTGGGATTTGCCTTAGCATCAATTTTTAATACTCCGTTAATTCCCGCAGGGATTACGATGCCATCCTGTTTAAATGATTCTTGCCAGAAGGTTTGTTTTACACTACCGATTGCATTTGCTACATCAGTTGAATGATCACAGTTAACTGTTTGCCCTACCAACATTTTTAATGAAGCTTTTAATGCTCCATTACGACTGAAGTCTACTGGGTTCCATTCTTTGTTTACGATTACCTCGGAAAGCAATCGATAAACGGGTTCAATGAAATCAGTATCCTTAGGCATAAATTCCTCTTGGGTTACTCCCGGATAAAATGTGTTATAATTAATGGAATTACTCCAAAAACCATAACTCTCTATCCCTGACTTGTTTAAGCCAAAGTTTAATTCTGAATAGGCATCTGAAGGAATCGAGTTTGGCATATGCCCAAGCATTAGAGAATGGCCTTCTCCAATTACTATGGTATCCTGTTTCCCTTTTTTAAATTGTCCCATAATATTTACCTTTCTTTAGTGTCACCATCTTTTCGTTTAGGAACTGTTTTGGACTTATCCCTTTGTGATCTATCGGATTTATCCTTGTCAGCTTCCCTTTTCTGTTTTTTAGCCCCATCATCACCATCTTCTAATTTGTTTAATGGAACTCTGGGTTCCTTTTCATTGGGCTTTTCATAACCCATTTCGAAGGCATATTGATCTTGGCTAATGATACCAGCTGCATATAGAGAATTAAGATTACGAATCTTATACTCTTTACCCTGTTGAATTTTGACTTCATCATTAATCGTAGAAGTAAAGAATCTAACCTTACATCCTTTATTTGGAAGTCCAGCTAATCTCAATTCTAGTGAATAGATAAATTCAAGAGCATAAACTGCAAATTCCTGTAAATTCGCAAGCTGAGAGATCATTTTGGAGAACATGATACTTGTTCCACCCTCTGTTTTGTTGTCATTGGATACCCCAATAAGAGAACCAGAAATACCCAAACCATTAGCCACTGATTGTTGATTCATGTTCCAGGGTTTATCCAAGTTACCCATATCCTTGGTAGTGGAATTTAACTTGAATTCATGATCATCGATAAAGCCAGCTACAGTACCATCTTTTAATCCTTCCCTTGTGTTAACCTTTAACTCCCGAAGCATTCGATTTAATCGGGCTTCGTAGGCTTTAGGATTTTCATTTGGTAATATATCTGGCTTTGCCATTTTGGCTTCTAAGAATCCCATCATACCAACCAATTCCATAATATGCTTGGTATTAATTTTCATATCTGATTGGGTCTTTAATGAATCCAATGCAGCCATGAAAGTTGGAATCCCATAAGGTTCATCAGTATCATTGAACATTGAAAGGTAGATGTAGGTATTTAGGTTAAGTTCAATTAACCTTTCTGATTTACCATGATTCCAAGTTTTGTTCAATTGGTAGGGTCGATATTTACCATTTTGATCTCTTTGGAATACAATGTCCTCTGGTTTAATGAAGATAATGCTTTCAATCCCAGATAGGTCTTTTTTTGGTACTGCTTCCATACTCATGGCACCAGAAACAAGCATTTGAACAAACATCTTGTTTACTAAGCCAAAGATACCTGCTGTATAATTAGACCAGGTTTTAGAAACATCCCTGAGATGCTTTCTCATTTTTAAAGCTTCTTCCGGAGTATTATGTGGGAATTCGATAAAATGTTTCGTATTTCCCAACTTAAACATATCCTGAACAGCTATACCTACATCTGGGTTAACTTTATAAAGACTTCTGATAAGTGGGATGATTTCTGTACGAAAAGAAGGAGTAACAAAGTCAGCTTCTCCCTTTAATACAGATAACATATCAGTAGTATCATTAGACACAGAAACCCTACCTGGTGGGATAGGGGCTGTGGTTCTTGGATTGGGGTCAGACTTTGATTTATCCTTATAGGCATTCGAATCATCCCTCCGAACACCAATTAAGTTTAACCACCAATTCCCAATTGATTGTAATACCATATATTTTGTTATTTAGGTTGAATTATCAATGAAGGTTTGTAATTCTTCCTCACATGATTGTATATTGCTTTACCAAAAATACTATCATCCGAATAGGTTTCCTCATCCATGTCAATGTCTGAGGTTTGATTGTTTCTGTTGTGTTTACCCATTGCTACTGGCCTGCCTATTGAATCATAGATAAAGGTATAAGCCTCTTGAACAAAAAATGGGTCCTTAATTGTAATGTTATCTTTTCTGATATCTTCTTCCAATCCATCAATGATTAGAGATCGGTTCTTAGATGTGGTTATCCATCCGGGATATTGTTCTACTTCTGGCCTTGACTTTCCTTTCTTTTTGAGAAGCTTTTTATGATAATACAATTGAGGATATCCTTCGGTTTGAAGTAAAGTTGTTACTGCCAAACCAATATCATTAGTTTCAGGGGCAATTGTTGCCCAATTGAATTCTTTTCCCAGGTTGCCCAAGATTTTAGCATATTTCTCTACTGGGATTCTCCCTTTAAATACTGCAGCTTCTTCTCCATTAGAATCACCCAAAGTAAAAGCTGAGTAGTCATTAGAACGTCCCGTAGCAACGTCAGCACCAATAAAGTATCTTACACCTTGTTTTGGTTTATCCATGATTCTTAACTGGCCATTAAACCTTGTTTCGATTACTGGGTATTCCGATAGGGTATCTTCGATTGCCTTAATATCTGTAAGATCAAATACAGTACTACCGGAAGAAAGGAAGTCACCATCAATTTCTTGGGCAGTTCTTCTTGGGCCCAAAGCTTTGGACATTGTATCGTACCATTTCTGATCTCGCTCAGGGTGCATTTTCCAATATAATCGAATAGGGTGAAAAGGAGAATCAGAATCTGTAATCGCTTCAACCCATTTTGAATGATAGAAGCCAGAAATTCCATAGGGCGTTGAATTTAGGATAGCACTCCCACCAGTGGAAATTGCAGGAGCTGCTGCTGCCCAAATCGTAGAAGCCCATCTTACAATTGCAGCTTCATCGATTACCAATAAAGAAAGAGATTCTGAACGTCCTGCTTCTTCAGAGGTTGGGATGGATTCTATAAAAGAGCCATTGATAAACTCTATCATAGACGCGGTGCCCAGCTCACCCATTCTACCATTTACGATGGGAACTTTTAAGTGCTCTGGAAGATTCTTGTACATGTATTTGATTTTCTTTAAAACCTTCTTTGCTACAGAATCCTTGATGGAGATGATATTCACCTTTTTGTTTGGGTGATACATCGTTAGCCATAAGCAATAAAGAGAAATCAATTCTGTGATCCCCGCTTGCCTGAATTTTAGGATGATATTAAATCGATGTTTTAGGAAGCAATACAGTACTGATTTTTGGTATGGATATAAAAGGAACCTTGTTTTACCTCTTACTGGGTGAACCACATAAGCAAATGTTGAGAAGTAAAAGACATCCTTTTGTATTTGAACCAATTCTCTAAATTGTTGAGCATTCAGATGAGAGGTATCTATTTCCTTTTTCGCCATTTTCTTTTCTTCTTTTAAAAATCATAGGTTAAACCTATTGTGATATCCCATCCAGGATCACTCTTGAATTTGGGATAGTAAAATCCGTTTAGCCCAAGTTCGTAATTAAATCCCTTAGTCTTGAAATTTAACTTGAGATCAATGTCATGAAAATTATTTAAAATTCGATATTGATATCCAAGTGTTGGATAAAATTTAAAATTTGGCTGTTTTTTGCTTGTTAAAGAATTTCCATTCCACCTATAGGAATAATTCTGAAGGTTTAATGGATAAGATATTCTAGACGTGATCCCATTAATACCTGATAATCCCAAGCTCAACTGGTTTTGATTCAAATCAAGTGATAATAGTTTTGGATTCATTGGAAGATTCTTCAAATAATTCAAATCAATAATCAAGCTGTCTAATCGATTTGGTGTGAACAACACCAAATCTTTTTCCCGCAGGGAAAATTCATTATACTTTGAAGTTGTATCCTTTCGATAAATTTCAACCTTTGAAGGATTCATAATAATTTCGAAAGGTTCAGGGATTGTAAAAATCTCTGGGATATAAACTGTGTCTGTTTTTTGGTTTTCGAAATTATTCGATGATTCCTTTTTAAATTTTCGTTTTGTGATTTTATAGGTCACCCAGGAAACCCCAATCATTGAAAATAAAATTAGGATTGCCATGACCAATGAAAAAATTTCATCTCTGTGTTTCATAGGATTTTCGTATTATGCAAATTGGATATTAGCCATTAGCCAATTACCAATTAGCCAATTATCAAATTAAAAGAATATTAACTACCATTTAGCTTTAGCTAAATGGTAGTATTACTATCATGTAAACATGATAGTAATATTATCATGTGTTTTGGTGGGTTTTTGTTTTTTCTTTTTAAAGATTAATTTTTTCTTTTGCTTCTTTTCTTTTTTATCAAGATTTTTTTTCTTTTTTATTTTTTCTTACCTTTTGTTTATGTCCTCTCGTTCCAAATCAGTTTTAGGATTTTTCAATGTTACTTCAACTGAACCAGTACACATACATAAGAACCAAAAAATTTTATAAATGACTATGACACACCAAAACATCAAAGATCAAAATCATGAATAAAAAGAAATCCACTTCCAACAAAAAAACTTCCGAAGAATTAGAAAAGGAAGCAATCATTATTCGAAGAAAGATTTATGAGCTTTCAAAATCTTACATGTTTATTTGCCTTGCGAACTTGAATATGGCAAGAGCAGAAGATGATAAAGAAGCCCTGATTAAAAAATTTTCTCATTCCCAAGGGATTTTTTCCAAAAAGGTTCAGGATGCAGTAGAATATATGGAACCCTTGATTAATTCGGGTGAGTGTAATCCACATATTGATTTGGACCATTATTGGAATATGGTTCAACTTTGGAAACACGAATTAGAATGTTGTTAACGGTTTAATAGGCATTCTTTAAACCATAATCCTATTTCATAAGGGAAGGTCTGAGTAACAATTAACCTTCCCTTGTTGATCCAATAATTTTTCCTATCTTCTCCGATGTGAATTTTAAATTTATCAGGGATTCCCATTATCCTTGCAAGTTCTCTTGGAGACATTGGTAAACCATTCCATTTAAACTGTCTATCCGCTTTCCTAGCGGTCATTGGATAACCATTCGGTTTATTTCTATATACACCGGGTAATGTCCCTCTAGACCCTTTAGAATTAACCCAAGGCCATTTCCACTCGTCTTTGAATTCATTTGTCCATAATCTTTGTACTTGTTTCAGGGATAATTTGGTTTTATTTTTATCGTCTGGGTGAAACATTGAAACGATTTTATCCAAATCCTCGATTATATTACCATCCTTTGGGGGGTTAAATAATAAATCTTGCGTTGTCCTAAGAGCTTTCATTTGTTTAACAAAAAGGAATTGCTCCAATTTGAATAAAAGAGAGCTCTTTTTTACTCCTATTATTACTAATCTGTTCCTTGATATTTGAGAATTGCCCCATTCTGAAACGGAATGGTTGTGAAAAACCAGGTTATAATCTGGGAATATTTCATTTTCCCATTGATTTTCTGGGATTACTTCTAGCAATTTGGGTAAATTTTCCAATAAAAATACATGAGGTTTAAAATGATGAACACTTTCGATAAAATTTACCATTGTAGGGTCTGCCTTTTGCTCTTCGGTAGATTTAAAATCCTTTTTTCTACTGATTCTGAGTATAGATTGTCCTCCACAGGAAGGATTACCGATAATTATGTGTACTTTTTTACCTTCAAGGTAATTTTTACATCGCTTTAAATCCCTGAAAAGAGGTATACCTGGGAAATTATCTACCCATTGTTCATTTTTTGGAGTAAAATACACCCCTCTAACCTCTAAATTACCCAAGATTTTGAACCTTTTGTCACCCTTAAATGGGAATAATCCTATGCCTTGACCATTGCATACTCCCAAAACTTTATATTGCTTCATATTTGATATGTTTTGTATATGAAAAATGCTATTAGTATTGCTCATACCCTGTAAAATTATGTGTTTACTATACAATATCACAATTAAAAATTAATCACATGACACATGAAAAAGAAATCTGTTAAAAAAGAGGATAAAAACATCAAATTGTTATCCAAAGATCAAGAAGTTTTAATAAAAGGCCCATCACATTGTGAACTCTGTAAGGTAATCGATGTAAATAAAAATTCTGCCTTACTTTCGAATGGGATATCAGTAAATCCCAAATATGATCGAAAGATCAAATCCTTGACTCCTTTAAATTTAAAAGGAACCCAGTTCACGATATTGGTTCATGGAAGTGAATCTAAAAGAATTTGGAAAGAATATTGCTTAGGAAATACTGCTTCTAAATTGCAGAGTGCACTAGAAAACTTTAAAAAGGGAATCTCTAATAATTCATATTCTACAGAAGAATTAGATGGCTACTCTATGAAATTGAATGAGTTATTGGAAAGTCTACAGAAGGAAACTATAAACGAATAGGTTTTGGTAAATGTTTTTAAAAATTGAGAATTGATTTTTTCAGCGTAATCAAAAAAACGTAATCGCGGACTCTTATTTATGGGTCAGGTTTTTATCCCTATTTGCTTGAGAAAGTAGATAGGGATTTTTTATTGTGTTATTCCATATTTCTCTTTTGGGAATATTTTATCGATTTGACCAATGTTATTCAATATAAAGGTAGCCCTATAATCTGTTGTATCACCCTTTCCTTTAACTTGATACATGATATAAATATTACCATTATAATTGAAAAATCCAAACTGGATTATATCACTACTTGTAGCAACATAATTTGAATACAAGGGACCAAAATTTCTATACCTTTGGCTATTCTCATCCCATGCAAGTAGGTATACTTGATAGCTAGTTGGGGTTTGAAAAAAACAGTAGTGATAATCTTTGTTATTGGTTTCATCTGTTTTTCTTAATATTCCAACCCAATATTTATTAACACTTTGTCCAACCCAATCAGTACTAAAGCCATCGGAGATTAATTGGCTAGTTTTGTGATCCCATTTATAATTAAATTGATCCGATAATACATAAAGAAACTCTTTATTCTCATCGAAATCTACATAAAGGTGTGGGTCCCATGCTCCAGTAGAAGTAGCTATAGAAACCTTTTCCCATCTGGTACCATTATTTGTGAAAGTAGGAACTCCATTTTCATTAAGTTTTCCACTCCAATAATAAAGGTCCATGTTACCACTAACTAACTTACAATCCCAGAACCAAAAGTTTCCTTCAGCATCCAATACTCCATCTGCATATCCTAAAAAAGCTCGGTTCTTACTGTAAGTTGTTCTATGTACTACTTCTGGTACTTCTTTGGTATGATCCAAAACATGTAGCTGAACTTCGAATGAATCAGGGTCATAGGTCTCCATATAATATTTATTATGGTATGACCTGAATGGTTTTGGATCAGCTACTCCTCCGATATTGAGAGAAGGTTGAGAGATTCTGGTTTTTGTTTTCCCAGTTATTAGGTTGTAGATTGCCTCTAATGTGAAATAATAGCTACTCGAGCTATAATTTATCTCAGTAATTAATTGATTTGGTCCACAAATCTTTATCCATGGCCTTTGAAAAGATTGGAAATAATATATAACACTCCCCTCTTGGTAAGTTTCTGGGATATCAAATTTAATAATATCCGATAATGATGGAGAGGGAACAGAGCCTATGATCTCTGAAAAACTTGGTAGAGGTTCACTGGGAATCCCAACCTTCGAACATAAATCTTTTTTTACTTGTGTAATGTGATCTTTTTGATCCTGAATTCTAGTTGTTAAACTCATTGTATTATTGCCTTAGTGATTAATATTATAAGATACTATCTTATAATATTAACTTTAATACATCACAAATATGTCACTCAAATCAAGAATTGAAGCTCTAACTACACAAATCAGTAATGCAAAAACAAGTTTAAGGGATGCTCTGAAAAATAAGGGGGTAGACCCAGGATCTCAGCCATCCTTTGAAGCCCTAAGATTGGGAATCGAAAGCATCCCCTCTGGAGATAAGTACAAAAAATTAATAGGAAAAGGTTCTATCTTCAGTACCAGGTTGGATACTAATGAAACCATTAGAAAGATGGTTATGGCTCCGAATAAATCCACAGTCTCCATAAAAGTCAATTGCCATTTAGACAGTATCCAATCAGCCTTAGATGAAATCAATGGAAGCTTCTATAAAGGCGATCCGGTAGTAATCGTAACATATGCTGTGCCCATGGAGGGCAATCATGGATTATGTATTTATAATTTATCAGAAGATTTATTTTCATACTTTTCGGGATACGGTAGTTTAACCAGTATGGAAAATGGATACCCCTGGGTAGAATACGAATTATTTCTTGAAAGTGTAAGTATCGTTGCAGTTACTGGTGGATATAATTTCTCATTTACTGGGTACGCATTAAAAATTGGAAAGAGCCCAGTGGATTAAAAAAATCTTAGTGATTAATAATAATAAAGGCCTGGGATAAAAATATCTTAGGCCTTTCTTGTAAGAGTCCCAAAACAACAAACAAAAATGAAAAAAGAAAATCCTAAGATGATAAATAATAAGAGAGTAAACCTTGAATCCCAATAAACAAATGAAATAAAGGATAACATCAAAGGAATCATCATATCATAAAAATCCAATATGAATACAAAAGATATGTAAGGGTAATATAATTCGAAGATTTAAATGAAATCCTCTATTAACGTTTCGATAAAATCATATGTAAATTTTAAAGGAAGAGGGAACTGAGATTAGGATCTTCAAGGATTTCCCTTATTGTGTTTTCAGAAAAAAGTTGTGGCAATCCTAAAGGGATAGGGGAAAATAAATGAAATCCCTTATAGGCTTTATCGAAAAATCTTATATGAATTTCAGAGGAACAGGGTTGCCCATTAAAGCAAAAAAAGAGTATATTTTATAGGGGACAAAATATACTCTTTTTATTATTTATTATGAATTGCAGCAACACCAAACATACATAAGGAATAAGAGTGCAAATATTATGCACTCTTTTATTTTTTCTTTTTTCATTTCAAGTTCTTTTTTACAATTTCAAGCATTTTCTTTAAATTCTCTTTTTTTAATTCATCCGTATTATTAGAAACTAAACTTTCTACAGAAAAATCATTTATTCTATAAACTTGTTCATAAAATAATTTGAATTGTTTGCAATGATTTTCGCAAATTGTTTTATTCTTTTCTGAACGAATAATGCTTCCTATAAAATTGTCCAAAAGATTACGTATTTTGCGTCTAACAGACTTTTTATCTTTATCTGTTAAGCAATCCGCATAAATGGAAGAGTTATATAGATTTTCTTTCTTTAGACCTGAATTGGTATGCAATCCCGTTGTGTCCAATGTTTCAAGTAATTTAGAAAAAGAAAGTTTTTCTATTTCTTTTTTTTCTACTTTTGCACTTTCTTTTTTTGTGCTCTTTTTTGCAGTTGTTTTTTGTGCTTTCTTTTTTTCAACTTTTGCAGTATTTTCTACATTGTTGTTTACTCCATTTACTAACACATTTTCATTTACATTTGCATTCATGATTTTTAAATTTTAAAAGTGAAACATTTTGTTTGTTTTTCTGTATTGCAAATATACAATGTATTTTTTAAATACAAAAATATTTTGAGAAAAATTTTTATTGAATTTTTCTATTAAACAAATAGATTTTATTTATTAAAAAATCATTGCTCACCCTCTCCATGCCTTCACCCTTACCCACCTACCTGCCCAAAAAATCAAGGCCTTAGTTGGCTGGTTTTTGAGGGCCTTTATTTAGGGCCATCTTTGGACTCAGGGCCATCAATGGAGATTATTATGGCCTTTTGGGCTTACAGGGCCTTACGCTTGGTTAGCAGGTTTTATATAATATATCGTATAAAGATATCCTGAAAGTAGGATGGGCTCAAAGAATTAAGGCCTTAGCTAGCAGGTTTTACAAAGTAAAGATAAAAGAACACAAATAAAAAAGGTAGCCTACTTATCCCAAGCAAGCTACCTTATACAGATTTGATTAGAGTAATATTCCTATTGAGTATGATTAAGATTTATTTTCATAAGATAATTAGTATTCGATGTATCGAACAGGCTAGCATTAAATTTCAGCTATGAATGTGATATATAATTTCGTATTACCTAATCCTATATATTGAAAGGCATTAGATAGGTCAAGGTAATCTTGGATTTCATTTAATGTTTCCTTATAGAAGGATAATGCCTTATCATAATTCTCTGATATAATTTGGTCTCTGTTATCTGTAATCGATAATTCTAAGAACCAAACTAATTTCTCAGGATCATTAGGTAAAATTCGAACCATACTAGAATCAACTTTAGAAAAGCGATTAAAAATCTTTGACCAAAGATTATAACCTCTAGGATCATCCATTCCTAAGGATTCATAAAAGAATTGTCTCAGATAAACATTTTTTACTGTTCCTTCAATGTTCTCTGTATCCTGGAATAGGATTGTGTTATTAAATAACTGATCTGATGTGTTCATAGGGCAATAATTTTTTATATGATTAATATTACAAT